CGGGCGAGCCGACAGGATGCGGATGATACGCGGATCGACCGCATAGTCCGACACCCCGGTAGCCAGGGTTATCTGGGTGAACGCTGTGTCCGCTCCAATAGAAACCAAGCCCAGTGTCTCGCGGCAAATCTTGCGTTCAGCCTCATTAAACCAACGGACTAGGGATGAGTCCCGAAATAGTTGGTCGTCAGAGCCGGATACCATCTCGGTGTAATCATCGAGGTAGTCGCGGCGACACTGGTCAAGGAGTTCTTCTACGGTCATTGGTTACTCGTATTCTGGAGTCTCGTTCTCGAATGTGTTTACGCGAACGCCGTTCTCATCAATCGCCTTACCGAGTACACGGTAGGGGAACCGACGGGTCGGACGGTAGCGTACGCCCTTGTTCAGGCCGGTCTCGTCCACGTGGGATCGGGCCTGGCCAACAATCGCGTTCTTCAGAACCTCGATGACTTCCGGCGGAACTTCACAGACTACGCCGCGGTTCATTCGATAAACACGACCGTTAATACCTACGTCTACCTGTGCAGGGTCAGTTGAATCCCGAGCCTCCTCGATGATGATGGCGTATCGCGCCTTCGTCGAGGCACTGGAAACTGTCGCATCCTTCTTGCGCGGGGTCGCTTTAACCTCGTCGCTGCCACCTTTTTCGATCTGACTCTTCAAGCGTTCGATCTCAGCATCCTTGTCGGCTGCGGCCTTCGCTGTTTCCTGCACTTGCTTCGCCAGGACTTCAAGTCCCGGGTTGTTGTTTACTTCTCCTACTCCAGCCATTTGTAATCCCTCCTGATGTGTCGTTACTTAGTACTTCGCTCGTTCTTTCTTTGATGCTTCATCGAAGGCGTCAGTGTATTCTTGTGTTTTGCTGACATACCCTGGAATCTTTTCCTTGAGGATCTTCAATACTTCGGCCGTGGTTTTCGCCACGACTGCGGTAGCGTCGTCCACCGGTACGGGGCTCTTGCCGTCGTCATCGTCATCATCGTGCTGGATCTTGAACTTCAGCACGTAGCCGTTCTCGGCCATGCAGATGCTACAGATTTCGTTCTCTACGTACATGGTGTACTCCAAAAAAGGGGCGGAGTGATCCTCGTGAGACCACCCCGCGTATGGCCGTTAGGCCCAGGCTTCCCAGACAACCAAGTCGTCGTCTGTGTAGTTACCTGTGCTGACGTCCAGGTCAACAGTGCCGTCGGTATTGACGGTGATGGCACTGTCGGTCTCGAGAGTACGAGTGCCGTCGGCCGCTGTTTCCATGAACTGTGCAGCTGAGAAACCGTACCACCACTCTTGCGTGACGCGGTCTGTTACGTTTACCACCTTGAAATACTTCGGTACGAAGCCAAGGGTGAGGGTGTAATCAGCAGCCGTGTGAGTTCCAGAGAAGGAACCCGAGGCCTTGTGAACCACACCAGTTGAATACTCCTGCGTTGCTGTTTGAGCCATTTGAAAATCTCCTATTCAAAAAGGGCTCAGGTCGGGGGACTTAAAGTGTCCCCGTCCCTGAAGTACTATTAGTCGGTCGCTGCAACTTCCGCCCGCGCCATGAACAAGTCGTTCAGGATAACGGTGGTTTGCATTGTCTTCCAACCAGCCGTGCCACGCTGACCCAACGGGTCGCCTGCGACAGGCTTCGGATTAACAACCATGATGCTCAGGCTGTCCTTGCCTTTCAGCGGGACAATACCGTAGGCGTCACGGGCCAGGTAGATGACCGGGTAGACATCGGCCACTGAGCCGGTTGTCGAGATCATTGTGCTGGTCGCGGCACCACCATCAGCCCAGGCTGTGAAGATTGTGCTACGGATGTAGCGCACGTCTTCAACAGAACCAATTTCGTTCTGCCAGGGTGTTGTTTGGCCGTACTGTTTGGTCGGGATGAATCCGTCCATGCCGCGGATATCGTTCTCAACATCCGTGTGGACGAGACCGATGAAGGCTGCCTCGATTGGCTCAGTGCGGTACGCCGGTGTGCTGGCCACGATGTTCGTGAACTGCATGGCGTTTTGACGCTTGAGGGATCGTGTGCACTTGCGCTGGAGGTCCAGTGTAAGGACGGTGTTGACGTCCGTACGGGCGGAGCCGTTAGCGTAGAACACGTTTGTGCCGGCCTTCAGCACGTTGTAGCGAAGGGTTTCCACTGTCTGACCCGACTGTTCGCCGAGCAATTCCGAGACCTGCTGGAGGTACGGATCTTCGTGGGTATCTTCGATCACGTCTGAGTGAGTGACGTAGTCGCCGTACTGCTGGAGTGTGGCGGTAACGTCGGTGACGGTCACTGTCTTACCGACAGGTGTGACACCTTCAACCAGTGGATCTGTGGCCAGGCTCAGCGCGTTGTAGCGGCGGAACTTGGCAACCTTCGTGGACTTCGTGGGCATTACGTATGTCTGGCCGAACTTCTCCAGAATCAAGTACGGGATGCCACGAGTGAGCATCTTCACGACCGCGTGAGCGGCTGTGCGGGGGGTGATGTCACCATAAACTTGGACAGTCATGTTGTTCTCCTATTGTTGAAATATTAGCTCACAACCAGGAAGCTGACAACGAGTGTTCCGTTGAGCGCCTGTGCCGTGGCATGTTTGTTGATAACTGTGATCACTACTGAACCTGCGCCGGGTGTGACTCGGCCGACTAGCGGCGTGCCCTGGGAGTTGGTTCCATTCGCAATCGATACGAATACCTTGTCAGTCGCCGCGATGGACGAGTTGGTAAGGGTCAACGTATATGTTGCGTCTTGGGCAGTAGTGAGTGCAGCCGTTGTGACTTTTCCCGAGGGAGCGTTCAGCGTCGCAGCACCACCAGTGGCGGTAGCTGTGGAGCTGTTTACTGTCAGCGGGTTGAATGTGGAATCCGCCTCGACAGCTGTTACCAGCTGGCGAAGGATGCCCTTCACGCCTTCAGTGATACTGCCTCGACCAATGAACTTGGTGTCGATAGCCATACTCTGTTTCTCCTATGTTTAAACGCCGGCCTTATTTCAGATTGGCTACTGCTTCGTTGAACGCAGAGTCGAAATCGTTGACATCAACTCCCTGCTGTTGCGGTGTTGTCCGCTTGGACCCTACCGATTCCAGCGCGTCCAGCTTCTTCTGATCTACGACTGGCTTACCTTTTGTGGTCGATGGCTCAGCACCCGGCTTTGGGGAACTCATACCATTCGTGTCCTTGTAACGCTGAATGAGGTCAATGACTTCATCAGCATTCCCTGAAGTATACACTGTTTTCATAGCCTTAGCAAGGTACGGCGGTTGAGACTCGATCCACGGTCCAAGTTTGGCCTTGACAGCGTCGAAGTCCTGGTGGGCTTCTTTGATTCTGTTGAAGTGTGCCTGCTCGGCTGTGGCGCCCGCAGTCTCGGCTACAGGAGCCAGCTCGCTGTAGATTCGCTCGGTCACCGACTGGAGTGCCTTCACATACTTGGCCTCACTCTCCTTACGCTGGAGGTCCAGCAAGACCTTGATCGCCGGATAGTGGTCAGGCCACTCTTCTTGGAACTTATCAAGCAGGGCCTGCTCTTCCTCGCTGGGCTTGCCAGGCTCACCTAACTTCGCGGCTGCTTCTTCCTGCTCCTTACGCTCGGCTTCCGCAGCGGCCTGCTCTTCCTCGGCTGCTTTCTTCTCGGCTTCCTCACGGGCACGGTTCTCCGCGGCCCACTGCTCGGACTGCTCGCGCTTGGCTTTCTCTTCCACGGTCTCTTCCCCGGTCTCTTCCCCGGTCTCTTCCGGAGTTTCCTCCGTGGTTTCCGCCGTGGTTTCCTCCGTGGTTTCCTCTGGTTCCGGATCTTGCTCCGGCTCAGGTTCCTTTTCCTCCGGTGTCTCTTCCGTTACCGCTTCCGGTTCCTTGTCCTGATCCGGCTCAGCCGGCGAGTTAAGCAAAGCCTCGAATGCACTATCGAAATCGTCCTCTGTTTCTGCTACAGTTTGCTCTTCAGCCATATCATCCCCCGTTAGTTGTCAGTGATTCCTGCGCGGCGGGTCAGAATTATTCGCTTGATCTTCTCCGCCATGTTGTATTTCTCTTGGGCCCGTTGGTACAGACCTAGATCGGTTGCGGAGCTAAACTCTTGAATCGCCTTCTTTTTCCAGATGTCCATCAGCTCTACCAGGCACCCGGCGACCGGATGTCCGTTATGCTGATATAGTGCGTCTTCGAGTTCAGCTTCCCGTTGTTTCTGTATCTGGTTCTGCCGCATTAAGCGCCCCCTGTAAACCCTTCAGAATTACTTCCAGAACGTCGGTCGAGACCGATGCGTCCGCCTTGTGTGCCAGTGCCATGTCCTTGAATGCGCCGGTGATAATCTTCCGCGTCTCAGCTTCCAGGCGTTCCTTCTGCATCCCCTGCTGTTCAGCAATCGTTGCGGCCTGTTCCTGCTGGCGACGGGCAACTTCCTCATCCTTGGCGAGGACGTCCTTCGGTACATCGTTGGCCTCCATCCGCTCGATAAGCATTGACTTGGTATCGATGTAGACCTTTTCCTCTTCCGTTAATGTGGCACGGAATTGGTTCAGGGCCGCGGCCCGGACCTCTTTCGCGATCAGGGACGTTGAACCCAGTGCCGAAATATTGAAGTCACCTTTGATATTTTCGTTGGTGTTGAACTCCATATTCCAGTTGTACAGCGATCCGATCACGGACTCCGTGAACCGGTCGAAGTTACGCACGGTATCCCGGATGGGTAGTGACGCCGCACCCAGCAACATGCTGGCCCCGCGCTGGGTACGCAGTGCCTCGGATCCACCCTGTGTCACGTCACCAGTGGCTGGCGGTGGCAAGGCAGTCTCCATATCAGCGAAGCTCATGAACATCTGCACGACTGAGGAAAGCTCGCCGATGTGTGCGCTGATCGGGATCTCCCGGATGGCCGGCTTGTTGGAACCCTGGTTGCCTTCCGTGAAGAACATCTTGTAGGCGTGGATGCCCATGTCCTGACCCGGGACCAGGCGGTCGTTGTCGACCTCCAGCATCGGGCCGGTGACCACCGACGAGTTGTCCAGTACCATACGTGCGGCTTCGCAGATGCCAAGCTGTGAGTCACGCATCACCTGCGGGAGACCATTCCCCAGCAGACTGATATCGTCCTCCTCATAGATGAACGTGTGGTACATGGTCTCGTTCGTCTCGATTGGCGCGAGCACGGCCTTGATCACCACATTGTCAATCGTCCACACGTTCGCGTGCAGGACCTGGTCCATCTTGTCGGCCGGTACATTTACGCCGGCGGCCTTGAGGTCAGCCGCGTCGACCATACCCCACCACTCGATGAGGACATACTTCCGGCCGTCGAGGTTAGATACGTTGGTCTTGTCCCCGGTCGAGCGAAGCTCCTGCTCCCAGTGCTCTTCCTTGAAGTTACCCGACGGGTGGTTGTTCAGCCAGGTCTTGAGCTGGTCCTTCATGAAGTCCGGTCGGTCCATCAGCTTGCGGACCTGCGCACGGTTCATGATGTGGCGCTCGAAGTCCCCGTCCTTCTGGTCCAGAGTCTTGGCGGACAGGTCGGGGTAGTGGTTCCAGATCGGCGTGTTCTCGTAGTACGGCACGCGTTTCTTTATCTCGTGGGCCTCATACGCTCCCTCGGCGTTCTTCCGCCAGGTCCTCGCGCTGACCGTACGTACCAGTGGTCCCTTGAGCACGCCGGCTGAGTACAGCACACCGGAGAACACGACACGACGCACAAGCTGCACGTAGTCAATGTCGGCGAGCTGGTCGTCCATCTCTGTCTCCATCCGGTCCGCTCGCTCTTCCGCCAGCTCCATGATACCCTTCTCGATCTGGGCGTCGGTGAGTTCTCCGTTCTCGGCCTGGGCCTGGAGTGTAGCCAGGACCTGCTGCACGTCTTCGGTTGCGAGATCAGGAACCGGGCCAGGCTGGATCTTCCAGTTCTTCGCCGTGTTCGGGAAGAGCATCTCCATGAGACGCGCTACTGTGTTGATCACCTTGGTCCGTGTGACCTTCGGGTATGCCTTTGACTGGTCGTCTGTCATGCGCGACTTCAGCTCAGGGTCGATAATACCCCGGAACTGGCGCATGTTCTTGAGCCACTGGTTCTCCAGTGCTCGTCTGTCTTTCTTGTAATCCTCGAACTTCGAGAGCATCTGCTGACCGAAGTTGGTCAACTTAGCTTGATCAATCTTGGGAATCACTTCGATTTCCATGCTATCTCCTAGTGTATGCGCGTCGTGAGGACTGTTGCAGGTTTAGCAAGCGGCTACGCTCCTTCTCTGCATCCTCGCTGTTGAATCCCT